ATCAACCTTTAGTCTAATCTGTTCCTCCACGCTTTTAGATCGAATTTGCAAAAACAAAAATTCAAAATCGGCAAGATACAAATCTTCTGCATTACCAATATTTGAACAGCTTTCCAATAATTTACAAAGATTTTTTAATATCATCCCAGTGTGTTTTTCTTGGGATATTAAAGTAATAATTTTTTGATCTTTTACCTTAAATGGATGATACTCTATTTCTTTATTTGAAATTGGAAGTGTTGTTTTGTAATTTGGCTGCGTTTCACGTAATTGTTTTAATATATCGTCTAACATAATATTTTTTAGGTTGTTGGTGGTTCAAATGTATATTCTCTGAATGCAAAACGAATAATTGCACTCATATAGCTATTAACTTTAGTAGCACTCAATTGAATGGGTGCTATTTCAACAGGAAAGGCTTCTTCAAATGTGTAAATTCCTTTTTTGTTGCCGTTTAAATCTAATAAATCAATAGTCAAATAACTATTGGCATTTTTTATGGTATTACTATAAAAATTAGTATACCAAAAATTATTTTCACGAATATACAATGCTTTTTTCATCCAATCATTCATTCCCTGTAAAAATTTTAAATCGCCAAAGATTGGAAACGTTATTTGTACTCCCCCTCTATAGCTTAAACCTCTAGGAACAGTTCTTCCGCTGCTTGGCCCTGCTAGACCATCTGCTTGAGTTATAAGAGATACATTTGGTAGTAATACATTTTCTGCATAGTAACTTTGTTTGCCGCCATTTGTAGAATCAGCTGCATTTGCTCCAGTGTCATCAAATATATTCGAATATATTGTAACTAAGTATCTGTTATCGCGCTGCATTCCCCCGCCGAGCGTAATCTTATTTTTTAATGCAGCGATTGACATATTAATTGGCATGAAATATTTCCTCTTCTGTTAAAATTTTGAATTCTATATTATGCTTTTCGCAGAATCTTTGTGCTGCTTCCCATTTGGCTTTATTTACAGCAAACATTAATCTTTCTTTACCTGAAGCAGATTCTTTTAATTTTACTTGTTTTTTGGGTTTGACCTCAATCAACATACTTTTTTTACGATTTGCTTGTTCTACTTGAACTAAAAAATCAGGTATGTATCTGTGTACTTTTTTGTCCAATGGGCTTACATATGGTATTTCTACTTCTTCAAAGGACCATTTTGTTACATGTGAATTTTCATCCAAAAATTTGCAGACTCTTCTCTCCCACAAAGAACGACATGTTAATTCTTTCTTTGTGCCTATGTACTTATTTGGATTTTTTGGAGTAAATCTAGTTTTATAGGCCATTTTCAAAAATTATTTAGACGCCAACTTACCTAAATAATTTCATAAATGCCAATTGAATTAAGATATCCCCTGACTGATATTTATGCCGCCGAAATACCATTTTGGTGTATTTTTAGCTGTGCGCCATATTCAGTAATCAATGAGAATAGAACCAGAGAAGGAATTGGTATAAATGCTGGTGTAAAGATCGCTTTGCCATTTACTAGTGAACCAAAAATGTCCCTAAAACATGAATTTTCAGAAGGGACAAACCCAGTAGGCCCAGTTTTAAGTATTGCTGGTCTCAAAAACAGTAGTGGTGGAGAGCTGGCTTTGTTAGACAGACTTGCTGCTCCTGCTGCTGCATTTTATGAATCTGCTTTTACAACAGACACATACCGAAGATTTAGTAACGTTACTGAGGCAACAATGACTAGTGAAGCCAGAAGAAACTTTGTTTTTAAATATCTTTTTGTACCAAAAGATAATGATGAATCTATAATGGTTGATCAAATTGTTAATACTTTCAGAAATTATTCATATCCAAAAGTCGTACCAAATCTTCCAGAAAGATCGTTTCCGCAAAATCTTTGGACTATAAAGGCTATAAGCAATGCTGCTAATTCCGATTATCTTACATCTAGCTGGCTTGGTGAGCCCCTGCCTTGTGTTTTAACGAGTATGGAAGTCGATAAGGGAGATCCAAGTGATCCTGTTTTGAAAGTTTTGCCTAACACCAGAGCGGTGGCTACTTTATTAACTGTCACCTTTGCTGAATTTGAGACGGGTACATTTGCTCCTAATTATCAAAATGGAAGATTGCTATCTAAATCAGAGGTGTCATTTCTTGGAGATGCAGTAGGATGAAATATTTTGCAAATTTTCCCAAAGTTAAAGATACAATTAATGGATTTCAATACGAATTACTTGATCTTAGTTATGCCCCAGCGAGTGATTTTGAAGATTATGAAACCATGCAATCTGCTTTACCTCCAGTAAATGAGATAGGTCTTCTTTCTTTAAATCTTTACGAAGATCCAAATAATTTTTGGGCTATTTTATTTGCTAATGATGTAATAAATCCTTGGATGTTTTTAAAAGAAACGCCAACTCAGTTTAACCAAAGAAATAAAGATTTTTATGGATTTTTTGCAAAATATGCAACAAGTAATAAATTAAATCCAAATGCTCACGTAATTTTTCAATCTGAAGATATAATTGTACGTGGTGATTATGGCAACACAGGGTTTACTGCTGCGTCATCTATTTTCACAGATTATAACACTTTAAATGATGACAATTATAACTTAGATACTTGGTTTGTTCAAAATGCATTTAGCGATACCAAAAAAGCCAAAATTACAAAAAATTTAAATGTTGGAAATACTGGTACTCCTATAATCGGTGAAGGAGAAAATATTCTTATACTTCGTAAAGGAAATACTGGATACTATATTTTAAACAATCCTTTTAGCACTTCTAGTAAAAATATAACAACTTTAGCAAATTACAAGTATGCTAAGTCACCAGTTTATTTTAGCGAAATAGGTAAATCCGATGTTATACTCTCCCCATCAGATTATATCTCTGCTACAGATACTCTAATTACAGTAATGGCAAATAATGCTCCAGATGCACCGGGACTTGATGCATATGGCGCTTATACTCCAGTTGATACAAGAACATTTTATGAATATGAGTACTTTACAACTAATAACTTTAATTATTTGAATCCTGCATCTTTTAGTCAAATTTTAGGTAGATTAATTTAATATGGCTGCTAATCCAATTGATACTGTAATTTCTTCTATTATTTTAAAATCAAATGATAATGTTGAATTTGATATTAATGTTTTTAAAAGTAATGATTTTTGTCAATTTGAACGTTTGGAAATGGAAGAGAGTGTGTTAAATGTTTTCCCCAAAGGTGCTTTAATACTGAGAGATAAAAGCGATATAATGACTTATATCGCAATTAAACAAATAAAAAGTCTTCAAGTTGAATTTCAAAATGGTGAGAAGTTTTTGTGGTATATAACTTCTTTGAATTATACTAATAATGCCGCATCGGAAGTAGATCAAAGTTTTATTGTGGTTTATTTCACGAATAGTATATATCATCAATCACAAAATGTATCTTTGTATGATGAAAAAATATTTGAAATAAATACAGAAACAGAGCAAGAGGAAGAAGTTAGTTCAACATCTCTTTGGCCCTTTTCTTATCCTTTCGTAACAACACCAGATCACATTTTAAAAACATATGGAACCAGAGCAGTTTTCAATAAACCTTTGTTTCCCATTAGGGACTCCGAAGGAGAAGAGGTAAATCTAAAAGGATGTGGAGTTAATTTATTTGTTAAAAATACACAAGAACCAATTAACTATATTTTATTCCGTCCAAGAATTTCAGATCCCGAAAGAATAGAACAATATCAAACAAATATCATAACATATTTGAATTACATTTTTACATATGCAGTTAATGAAGACCGAAAGCCATATTATCTTTTTTGGACAGATTTTTCAAATTGTTTAAACTATAAGTTTTTTGACTTAAGAAAAGATCTGGAAAGTGGAAAATATGCTTTTGACAAAGATAACAGTGATACTGGAAAAATTGAAGCATACGCGGTATATAACTCAGATGATATTGGTAGATCTTTTAAAATAGAAGATCAAGACGTTATATGTAAAAAAGTATATGTGATGATAACAAATCCATCACATAGTGTAGTAGATAAAAATTATTACTATATTAGAAGTTCTCCAATATATTTGGAACAACCAAGTCACGAATTATCTGGCTCTGTAAGTGATGTAGAGAGATTGATGTCTCCTTACTTAAGTGAGACTGCAAATACAACCCTTACTACTATAACTACCTATACCATAAATGATTCTCCCGGTCTCACTTATGCATTTAGAACTGAAGCCAAAAAAGATGCAAATCTGATAAACTTACCAGATCAAGGATTCTGGGGATATGCAAAAGATTTTCATCTCCACAGATCAACTACAATAAATGCTACAGATGCAGTTGGATCTTATGAAAATGTATTGAATTATATCGAAAGCACTCCATTAGGACTCAGAGATGCATATTTTACAGAAGCAGGAGAACAACCTTTATATCCCTTTAACGATAACCGATATATATGGCAGTTTCAATATGATATTACACGAACCCATCCAAACTTGATAAGAGGTTCAACTGGAGGACAGACAACTGTTTCTGAAAAAGATTTCTATAATGATATTAGAGAAATCTTAGATACTCCAACTGCTGACGCAGACGAATCAGATATTAGTTCTGATTTACTTCGAAACGAATTAAAACGTGTGACTTTGAACAAAGTCATGGAAGCAAAATACACAGCGATGCAAGAACAAGAATTCTACGATAATCATAGAAGAATTCTTCTAGACAAGGTAGAAAAGGAAAATTTTGTTGCTAATGTTTTATGTTGTATTGGCAAAGAAATAGTGGATAAAGAGGATTGGTTCTTTGCAAAAATTACTGGATTCGCAAAAGATAGAAGACAAATACTAAAAGCAAATCTTGAACCAGAAATTGGTTCCTTAAATAATGCTTGGATTTATTCTTGGAAAAGATTAGAACCCGGTCCAATTATTGGTGGTCTTACTGGTGGCACTGCTAGTAAAGTAGAAATACAGGCTTCAATGCATAGTATGTTCCATGGATGGACTTTAAGTTCCTGCTATGGTTCTACGGGAATGCCAACTGATACCGACATTACTAATATGATTCAAGGAAAGGGATTTACTGGCATAAGTACGTGGGCCGTCAATCTAAACGAGAGATTGAACTGTGTGACAAATAATAATAGTCTTGCTTCTTACTTGGGCCCCGGCATTGATGCCGATAACTTACAGGGTACAAATTTTAGACTTAAACCAATAGGATATACTGGGGCGTCTTACACCGATCAGAACAAAGGATCTGGAGAACAAATTGTTAAAATGTTTAAAATTTCTGTCAATGAACTTCGTCAAATGGGAGCTTTATTGCCAGTATCATCCTTTGAGGGTGAATATGTTTACTACTTTGATAAAGAAAATGCTATTGATGGAGCCTGCTAATGTCTAAAAAAATAACAGTTTTAGGAACAAATGTTTTAAAGATACAAACTGGAAACGCTCTTTCAAATAGAGATGAATATGTTTGCGCCAATAGTCAAATAACTACAGGCAAACAAAACGCCCCCGGTGATCTTGCTGAATGTTATGAGAGATATCCCGAATTGCATAAAATAGCCATAGCTTTAGGTGTAGGAACTACTTATAGTCTTCCTGCATCTTTCGGGTTCAGCGGCTCAACAAGTGGCATTATTCCCTGTGGGATTTCAGGTTCTAGTGGATTTGGCGTCGCTGGAGCTACTAGTGGTGGCTTTACTTTAATATTTAACGATCCTGACAGAGAATGCACAAAAATTGCACAATTACTTGGAACTGCTTGGATGGGATGTTTTTGGCCAGATCCTTTGGCGAATTTTAGCTGCAATTGTCCTCTATACGGAGACATGTATGAGAATTACTTAAAATATAGATTAAGCTCCGCTACTTTCTGGGCAACACCTCTGGAAACTCCGGTACATAGACAACAATTTGTAGAATCGGTACGAGATCTTGTAGAAATAACAGTAACTGGTGATTTTTCGCAGAGACCGGGAGATATAGTTTATCTTAAAGCAGATAATCTAACAGGTTTAGTCACAGAAACTGAGTCTTTACCAATAGAAAATATTAAAAGTGGATATTACTATGTTCTGCGGACTAAAAATGTGATAAAAAATGACGGAACACATACTACAATTATATCTTTGAGCAAATTTTTGGCCAGTAGATTTTATCCATCGTATAAGTCTTCTGCTCCTTTTGAAAGTATACCTTGATTCGGTAGAATCATCTAAATATTGGTGTAAATGCAAAAAGTAGATTTTGATATACTTTTAACACCATCTGCATCGACCAGTAACCTCAAAGATATATCTTTGGTTCAAGGGCTGGCATCTGTTGCACAACAAATAAAAAGTGTAGTTTCCATGAGTGCTAAGGAAATTCCTTTTTCTTCAGTAATTGGTGCTAACGTTCAGGATTATATCTCAAAAAATAGATTATATGATATTTTTTTAAATGAAAGTATAAATTCATCAGTGGCTTATGCCGTAAAGGATATTTTTAATTTATCTTCTACTATATCCAGTTCAGAAAATACTCCGGGAATTATTACTATAACAATAAAATTTGACTATAAAACCAGAACTACACAGTCTTCAAATAACATAGTGACGGTGGAGGTCACGACAACGCTATGAGCTACGATTATACTAAATTAAATATTGGAAAATTGGACTATGAAGGAATTAAAACCAATCTAGTCAATTTTTTAAAATCTCAACCAAAATTTGAAAATTTTGATTTTGACAATGAATCATCTTCATTGAATATCTTTTTGGATATTCTTGCTGCAAACACGGCATATAATGGATATTATCTTCATTCGGTATTGACAAATGCATTTCCAACAACGGCAAAAACTAAAAGAGCTTTATTGTTAAATGCCGCATTGAGCGGAGTATTTATTCCAGACAACTCATCGGCACGCTGCACGGCTACAGTTACAAATTCTTCTGCTACTACTCTACCAGCTTTTTCTACATTTAACGCCGTTAGAACAAATGGAAGTCCTTGCTTCTTTTATAATCTAGAGCCAATTGCAAATACACCAGAACCAAACGCTGCTTCTGTTACTCTCGTAGCAGGTAAACGAGTAACACAATTTTCTAATTTTGATTATACAAATAAAGTAATTGAAATACCTTTAATATATGATGCTGATTCTTTAGTTTTACAAGTACAAGAAGAAGTTAGTGGAAATTTTGAATTTGTCACTTGGACTAAAGTTTCAAGATATTCAAATATTGGAGTAGAAAATGCAGGCGGAAAAGTTTATACAATTAAAAATGGTCCAAATTCATACTACGTAACTACGAACATTCCGGGAGCGCTGACTCCCTCTGGTGCAGTAAGAGTAATAGGAATTGAATCACTCGGCTCTCTGGGGAATGGGGCAACAATAACAGGCTCTAGAGATTCTGCTGCTATTACTGTCGTAAGCACCGGAACAGTTTCTGGTGGTACAGATACCGCAACAAAAGATTATATTAGATCTTATTCTGCTTATATTTCAAACACCAAAGACAGAATAGTCACTCAAGATGATTATATCGAAGGCATTTATGAATTCTTATTAGGTAAAGGAATTTCTGTGACCAAAACTGATATTTCTGTTACAAGTCCATCCGCTGGAACCATAAAAGTATATGTTCCAAATCTTTCTGCTGCGTTACAGACAGAATTAATTACAGACTTTTTGGCAGTAAGAAAGATTGCAGGAATAGTAGTTGAGTACGGACAAAGCAAATGATTTTATTTTTTAATAATAGCCCCGGAGCTCAGACTCAAGACTCTATACAAACTGGTATAGAAAGAATTGTTACATCTGCGTTACAGTCGATGCGTGAACAAAGTCTTTCTACGCAAGAATGGGACGGAGATGAAATAGATCCAAAAAGACAATTGCCAAAATGGATTCAAAGTTTACACGATACAGACCCAGAAACTGCTCCAGTTGTTGATTTTTTTATTGAATATTATCGTTGGTTGTTCGACAAAGATGGTTATGGATTTGGATTTTACTTAGAAGATATTAGAGATCCTTTTTACGTACCATCGTTTTTATATCAAGCATACGCTGATGCAATTTTTTATAAACAATTGGACTTTGAAGAATATCCAGAGCTTTTGAAAAATTTTCAAACTTTTTTTATCAATTATTATGAAAAGTATGTTCCTATAAAGGGAACACCAGATGGTTTAGCATATATTTTAAAATCTTTATTTGGCGCAACTACGGTTTCAATAACATCAACTGCAAGCACTATAACAATTGTTTCTGATATCCAATCAGAGTATAAAGATCTATTTAAAAAATTAGCGTGTCCATTTTCGTTCAATGTGTTATTTAAGTGATTAATATGAATTTTTTAAACCAGTGTATATCTTTCGCAATGTCTGTTGTGTCTCGTGGAATAATTGGTAAAAAAGCAGAGCCATCTGTCAAACAGCTTAGAGCTTTGTCTTGTTTTGGCAATACTGAAATACCAGCCTGTGAAAATTTATTAAAAAGCGAAAAATATGAAGGCCACTATTGCAAGGCGTGTGGGTGTGGTGATAAACCTCATACTCAATTACTAATTAATGGAAAAGCTTATTCAAAATTAGATTATCCATATTTAACATGTCCATTAAAAATGCCCGGATTTTCAAACTATGATCCAGCAAGTCCACGGGAAGTATCTGAAAAAAACAGAAAATCTTTAATTGAAGTTTATGATACTTTAAAGCTATCGGAAATAGATGTTTCTTCCCCAGATCCTACTGATGATGAGTATCTGTTATTTAAAAAATTGTCAAAAATTACTACAAATACAATACCTAAATAATTTTTGACATGGAGCCATCAAACAAAGAAGAATTCATTACGTATTGCCGTAGCGCCCTCGGTGAGCCCGTAGTAAACGTAAACGTAGGCGCTACACAGGCAGATGACCGTCTTACTGACTGTTTAAACTATCTGATGGAAAAGCACTTTGACTTCGTTCATAGAGCTCTATTTTCTTATCAGTTAAAACAACAGGATATAGACAGATTGTACATAGATACTTCTGATCTTGGAAATGCTTTAGGTGCAACTGGTGGGTGGCCTAGCGGTGAAAATATTTTGACAATCAGTAAAGTTTATCCAATAACTTCTACTGTTGGAGATTATATCTTTGATTTAAGATATCAACTTTCTATGCAGGACTTTTTCGGTATATTCTTTAATCAGGGAATAGCTCCATACGGGGCATTGGCAAATTATGAAATGGCAAGAAGCTATATTCAAACAATCGAACATACATTTGCATATCCTGTATCGTTTACGTTTTCAAAAGTGACTGAAAGATTGTTTTTGGAAATTGGTAAACAAAGATTGAAAGCAGGAAATTATATTTTGCTTGAAACTTATGTATCGATAGATATCGATAAGTATCCAAAAATTTGGAGAGATCGTATCTTCAAACGTTATTATACAGCAATGTTAAAAAAGCAATGGGCACAAAATTTGATGAAATTCAGCGGAGTTCCTTTACCCGGTGGTGCTCAGTTGAATGCGCCAGCATTAATGCAAGATGCCCTTCGTGAAATACAAGAAATTGAAGACAAGATAACAAAGATGTACGAACCACCCCCCGATATGCAGGTAGGTTAAAATGACAACGAACCCATATCTTCAAGAATATTCTGGAGAACAAAATCTTGTTGAAGATATCACTATTGAAATAATTAAAGGTATGGGCAGAGATGTTATCTATGTTCCTAGGCAATATGCAAACATAGATAGAATTTTTGGCGAAGATATATCTTCAAAATTTACAAATTCTTATCCAATTGAAGCTTATGTAGATTCATGGAAAGGATTTAACGGTACAGATATAGTAAATCAGTTCGGCATTGAGGTCAAGGATAAATTATCATTGACTGTGGCAAAAAGAAGATTTGAAGAAATTATAACTGCTTCTGATCCAACAATAACAAGACCAAGAGAAGGCGATTTAATTTATTTTCCTCTCTCTAAAAGTCTATTTGAAATTAATTTCGTAGAACACGAAAGCCCTTTTTATCCATTGGGGAAAAGATATAGCTATTTCTTGACATGTGAAATGTTCTCTTACAGCATGGAAAAGATTCAAACAGGCAATACTGCAATTAATGAAATCTACGACACGTCTTATAGAACATTCTTTGATCTTACTGTAGGCAGCTTCAGTGGTGGAACTGCATTCTACGAAGGACAGCGTATTAGTAAGATAACTGGAGCAACAGGATATGGTGAAATTATTAATTGGAACAAAGGAGCTTCGATGCTTACTATCAACATTTTTAGCGGAACTTTCAGCGCAGGAAGCACTGTTTACGCTCTAGGTGATACTGCTGGAAATTATCCACAGGTTACAGCTTATATTACTGGTATTACCGCAAATCCATACAGATACATGTCTTATGGGCCAAGCAAAACGCTCAAAGGCAATAACGAAGACTTTGAGGCTGAAAGATTTAGTGAAAATGTTGTTCCCTTTGATATCAAAAATCCATTTTCGGAAGGTAGCTGCTAATGTTTGGTCCTTATTATGGAGAATATTTTAGAAAATTAGTAATAGGTGTTGGTACGCTTTTTAACAACATATATGTCACGCACCCAGAAGACGGAATTGACAAGAATATAAGAGTTCCACTGACTTATGCCCCAAAGGAAAAATTTATAAGAAGATTGTTAGAAGAGTCTTCAATAAATGATAATACAAAAATAGGAATACGTTTGCCTCAACTTAGTTTTGCCATTAATCAAATTGCTGTTGACAATAATAGACGTAGAAACAGAGTTTATAAAGAAAATTACGAAACAGAGCCAGGAAAAGCAAATGTAATTTTAGTAGAGGTTCCAGTAAATGTTAATTTTAATTTATTCATTTATACAAGACATATAAATGATACACTTCAAATTGCTGAACAAATAATACCACACTTTAATCCCGAATACAATTTAAAAATAAATTATAATTTGGCACGAGAAGAAGTAATTGTTCCTCTTGTTATGTTAAATTCACTTCAACTTAATGAAAGATATGATGGAGATTTTGGAAATAGAAGATTAAATATGTCAAGTCTGGCATTTGTTGCCAAGGGTCATATTTTTGGTCCTCCACCCGGAGTAACTGGAGCAGCTACTGTAAATACTATAACAGAGTTTGATTTGAACCTAGATGTTACTGATGTACCAGATGGTGAGTAATTTATGGATGTTAACAACAATTTACAAAACTTTTTTGAAATAGAACCAGTAAAAGAAACCGAAGTAAAAGAAGAAATAACACAAGGAGTTACTGGATGTGCAATTCAAGACTATGAGTTCGCTAGAAAAAACTTGCGTGGTTTGATAGACAGTGGTTCCGAAGGATTAAAGGGGATAATGAAAGTCGCAATGGAATCAGACAGTCCAAGAGCATATGAAGTCCTTGGAAATATGATTAAAACATTAGCAGATATAAATGTAAATCTGATGGATGTCTCTGCTAAATTTGCAGAAACAAATAAGGTTACTATAAAAAATAATACTACTAATTCAATTTTTGTAGGAACAACAAAAGATTTACAAAATTTGATTAAAAAACAAAATGAAGTTGTGGAGGTAGATGTAAATGAACAATCAGAGAAGCGGCTACAGATCGAATCCGAATCTTAAAGCTCCCGGAGTAAATTTAAACTATACCCAAGAGCAGCTTGAAGATTATATGAAGTGTGCCAGAGATCCAGTACACTTTATATCACAGCATGTAAAAATTGTTACATTGAATAAGGGCTTATCTCCGTTTGAACCTTATGATTATCAAAAAAGATTCATAAGTGCTATCCATAACAATAGATTTGTAATATCTAAATTTCCTCGTCAGAGTGGAAAGTCTAGCTGTGTACTTGGTTACATAAATCATTATATTAACTTCCAATCTGATGTTAAGGTTGCAATTCTCGCCAATAAACAAAAGACGGCAACCGATTTGTTCTCTAGGCTTCAAACAGCATACGAAAATTTACCACAGTATTTGCAGCAAGGAGTTCTTGAGTGGAACAAAACTTCACTTAAGCTAGAGAATGGATCTTCAGTAGTATGCGCTGCAACTTCTGCATCCGCCATTCGTGGTGGATCTTATAATTTTTTGCTTTTAGATGAGTTTGCATATCTGCCGCAAAATATAGCAGAAGAGTTTTATGCGTCTACTTATCCTACAATTTCTTCTGGTACAACTTCTAAGATAGTTATTGTTTCTACCCCTCACGGATTGAATCACTATTACAATTTGTGGGTTAATGCCTGCAGACCGAAAGATCATCCTCTTAAAAATAAATTTGTACCAGTAGAAATAAGTTGGAGAGATGTACCTCTTTATCCGGGTGGCCCAAATAGAGATGATAACTGGAAACAAGAAACGATTGCAAATACAAGCGAAGAGCAATTTAATCAAGAATTTGAATGTTCTTTTATCGGTTCTTCAAATACTTTAATATCATCTTCAAAATTAAATGTTTTGGCACCAAACGATCCTTTGGAAAAAACAATGGAGGGGCTAAAAATTTTTGAAGAAGCTGATCCAAAAAAGACATATTTTTTGCTTGCCGATGTTTCTAGAGGAACCGGGAATGACTACTCAGCTTTTGTGGTCGTTGAAGGGTCCAAATCACCTTATAACATAGTTGCCAGTTTTCAAAACAATACAATAAGCCCATTTGCTTTTCCAACAATAATTAAAAATGTTGGGGAAAGATATAATAATGCTTACGCTTTAGTAGAGGTTAATGACGTTGGAAGTCAAGTTTCTACAATTTTGTACAATGACTTAGGTTATGAAAATTTGCTGATGACCCAAACTAAAGGTGTAAAGGGGCAAGTTTTATCTCAAGGCTTTTCCAATGGTAGATCTGAATTTGGCCTCAGAACAACCACACAGACCAAAAAAATAGGCTGTGCAGTCTTGAAAAGATTAGTAGAAGAGGACAAAATTTTACTGAATGATGACAGAATTATAAGAGAATTGATGTCATTTGTCTCAAAGGGAAGTACTTTTAAGGCAGATGATAATCAATCTGACGATTTGGTCATGTGTTTGGTATTTTTCTCTTGGTTGACCCGGCAAGAATATTTTGCAGATTTAATAGAAACTTCAAAAAATAAATATTCCCAGAATGAAACCGATGTCGAAGAAGACAATGTTTTATTCATGATGGGGGATAAGGATAAAAATAACGATATGATCCCAAAAGACGGATGGTCTGATGGGAAAGTTGTTTGGTATCCTACATGAAAAATAACTTATAAATAATAACGAGGAAAACATGGCAAATCCATTCAATGCATTCTTAGAAAATTTAAATACAGCTTCACAAACACCAATTCTGGCAGATAAGTTTACTTGCGGGTTTCAATTTAGTTTTTCTGAAAATAATGAATCAAATCCCGGAGCTACTGCAAGTGGTTTGCACGCTATTCTGAATGGTTTATGGTTAAGTAAATGCTATTTTAATGCATATACAAATGGAAACGGTAAAGCTGGGGACCCTTTATATGAAAGTTTACCAAAACCAATATTTAACAAAGATTTTTATCCAGTAAATATTAATAGTAAATTAGTTTGGGTTATAAGAAGTCTTTCTCCGTTTATAAACAATTTAAATGTTTTAGATTCTAGTATTGCTGGATGGATGTCACTTCTTGATACTAATGCTAATCCTTATATTGCACAAGGTTTAGCAAATGAGACGTTAACTCAAGCAGTTGCAGATCAATGGCAGTCATGGTTTAACAGATTTAATACTGTAAATTTTGTTGATTCTTATAATGGTTATGATGATGCTAGAAGCAATATTGCTGGAAATGGAATAGCAAAGCTTTTTGTTTTAAGTGATCAAGATTTTGATAAATGGCAAGTAAACCGAGCTGGTGCTGAATTAAAAATATTAGTAGATTATTTGGCATATGGTGGTATAGCTGTAGTCGCTCCAGATTGGTTAAGTTTAAATAATTATATTACAAATTCTCCAATAGCAGCATCGGTTAGAGGGGAAGTTGGAGCAAGTGAGTATCCTAATGATCCGAATGCAGCTGCCGATGTTGATAGAACTGATTTATTTACAGGTCCTCTTGACGCTATAGTATCTATTGATAATGGTGGACTAATTGAAACGCGAGTATCTAGAGCTGGTTATGGAATTACAGGTACAAATAGAGTTGCTTACGCGTGTCAGCCCTATAGTTATGTAAACGCTGGGGTAAGCGCCGCTTTGGCATATGGCTTAACTGGTTCTGAATTAATTAATAATTATTCTTCACCAACTGGGCGTAGAAACTTTGTTACAATTTTTATGGAAGGATATGGATCAAATAAATACCCAAACATTCCAATTATTCACTGTGGTTTATCAGGAACAGATTTAACGATTGCACAAGAAAGTTCAGATTTTACATATACCGATATATTCAGATATCCCGGATTAGATGGTCTTACTGGAGAAAGACTAGCTACTGCATCGCAAACATCTGGTCTTACTAGTTATAGACTTACTGAAGCAAATTATTCCGGCTTAAACAGGCTTTTTGCTACATTTGGAAAAAATGTAAGAGTAATTGGTTCCCCCAAAATTCCTGATTTTGGAAATGATTTGGGACCAAATTTATTAATTAGTACTCCAGCAGTTGCAGACGTGGCTGGAATAATGGCCTATAATAAAGGAATAAACGGCCTTGGGAAGTATTGGGCACCAATTGGGACAGCTAATGGTATTGTACTTAATGGATCTCTTACTCCAACAATTAAATTCACTTCTAATGATGCAAGTCTTCTTTCTTCAAGAAGAGTAAATTTCTTTGATTTTGATGAATTTGCTGGTTCACAAGGACGATACTTCCTAGCAACCGAATTAACCGGAGCAACAAGTTTTGTAGTAAATGTTTCCGACAGATTAAGCGTTCTCTGGATGGTTAGAAGCGTAAGAGAAGAAATTGAAGCTTATGGCCAAAGCATAATTAATAATCGTATTAGTAATTCGGATTTATGGACAGAAGTAACTGACCATATTCGAAATGCTATAATTGATCCAAAGTATGGAAATTATTTGCAATCATGGACTGTAACTTGCGATAGCACAAATAATACTGTCAATGGCCCAACACTTACAGTTGATGTAGAGTTAACGCCAAAACGAATTACTTATAATTACACCGAAGGAAGTGGACCATCTGCAGTTACTTCATTCAAACTAAATATAACAATTAGCTAATATGGCTCAATCAATTTCAGATTTCAAATCAGGATTTAATGGCGGAACCCGCGCCAATAGATTTAGAGTAAAAATCAATTGGCCTAGTATTGTTGGCTCGGGAACAAATACTACACCACCAACTTTAAATTTAGATTATCATGTAATTTCTGCTAAACTTCCAAGTGCAGAATTAGGTACTATTAAAGTTCCTTATCGTGGTCGTATAGCTTATTATGCAGGAGATCGTGAATATAAACCATGGACTGTAACTATTCTGGATGATACTGGAGCCGGAACAGATTCGTGGAAACATTTTCATAGATGGGCAGATGCTTTAGGTTCTCATGATGATAATACAGTAAATGATCCTACCTTTTCCTACAGTCCGTTAGGAACTTCGGAATATTTGAAAGATCTTGTTTTTACTCAATTACACGCCCCAATACAACCCGGTGTGGGATTTTCAGATCTTAAAAAAATAACTCTACATCATGCTTGGCCATCTGAAATTGGTGAAATTTCATTGGATATGGGTGAAGGTGGTGGTCTTGTTTCTTTTTCTGTAACTTTTATGTATGATTATTATTCAATAACAAATGATGGTGATCCACAAACATCACCAAGCACTAGTGGTAAACCTCAATATCCTAATGTAAAACTAGACGCATTTACTCAAAAGAGATAATTCAATGGATATAACAGCATTCAAAGAAACATTTAATGGCGGAACCAGAGGAAACAGATTTCGTGTAACTGGTGCTATTGGAGATGATCCTTCAGACACTCATAGTTTTCACATACGTTCAACATTTATTCCTGCTGTGCCTCAAATGGTTTTAGAAATGAATGCTTTTGGTCGTAAATTACATATTCCCGGCGATAGAGAATACGGGCCTTGGCAAGTTACAATTTATGATGATATTGAATATAGTTCTGCTGGAAATAGTAATACAAATAATCCTCCTAAAAATTTATGGAGTCTTTTTTCTGAGTGGCAAAATAGCATAAATTCTCATGCTGTGAATAATACAACGATACCAGCACCATACCTTAATTATAAAAAAGATTGGATTGTGGAGCATTTAGATTTAAATGGGTCATTAAATCCATTGAAAAAATTTGTACTAAAAGGCTGTTGGCCAAGCAGAGTTGGTGATATTGATTTTAACATGACCAGAAGAAATTTTATAACAACCTTTTCTGTTGTCATGATCTATGATGAAATAAGAATTAAAGATGTTCACACTGGTGTTTAAAGTATTATAATTTGTCTAAATATTGTGAAAGATTAATATGGCTATAGAATTTTTTGGATTTGAATTTGGCGAAGAAAAACCAAAAGAAAACACAGGTTATCTTTCGGTATCTAATGGTGGTCCTAAAAAACTAATTGCGTCAGAACAATTTGATGGAACCGTAGCGGTTGAAGCTGGCGGTGTATTTGGAACATACATTGATTATTCCACCACCATCAAAGATGAAAATGCAAATATCATTCAATACCGAAATATGTCTTTGTATCCAGAAGTGGATGCAGCGATAGATGAGATAGTCAATGCTTCTATAGTGTGGGGAACAGATCGAAAGCCCATTAAAATTGATCTTTCAGAAGTTCCGCTGTCTGATTCTGTTAAGAAAAAGGTCATAAGCAGCTACGAACGTATTTTAAAATTATTGGATTTTAGCTCAAAGGCATATGAAATTTATCGTAGATGGTATGTCGATGGAAAGTTGTTTTACTACATTGCGATTGATGAAAAAAATCCAAAAGATGGAATTCAAGAATTAATTCCTCTTGACCCATTAAAGACTAAAAAAATAAAAAACATTGAAAAGCAACCAGCTAGCCTTGAAACTGGCATGGTTTCTCTGATTAAAAATATAGAAGAATTTTACCTGTATTCAAATAGTGATAGAGATTCATACTTGATGACTCCTCAACAGGGAATAAAAATTTCTAAAGATGCTATTTCTTACGTACATTCGGGCATCATTGATCTTAATACAAAAAGAGTCATTGGATATTTGCATAAGGCAATTCGTCCAGTAAACATGTTAAGACAGCTTGAAGATGCTCTAATGGTTTATCGTGTTGCCAGAGCACCTGAAAGAAGAGCATTTTACGTTGACGTTGGGCAGCTCCCAAAGCAAAAGGCTGAACAGTATCTGAGAGACATGATGTCTCGCTTTAGAAATAAAATTGTATACAATCAATCAACTGGAGAAATTAAAGATGATAAAAATCATTTATCGATTCTTGAAGATTATTGGATTCCCCGTAGAGAAGGCTCCCGTGGCACAGAAATCAGCGTGCTGCCGGGGGGCCAAGCAATGTCGCAAATCGAAGACGTCCAGTACTTCCAAAAGAAATTGTACTCGGCGCTAAACGTACCTATTAGTCGTTTAGATTCAAATAGCGGCTTCAACATGGGTCGCACCACTGAAATTAGCAGAGAAGAACTAAAATTTTATAAATTTATAGAAAGACTTCGCCACCAATTCAGTCAAATTTTCTTGCATCTTTTGAGAGTTGAATTGCTACTGACCGGAACAATGACTGAGGATGATTGGAACTCAATTAAGTATTATTTCCAATTTAAGTTCAACACCGACAATTATTTCTGGGATCTAAAAGAAGCAGAAATTTTAGCAGAAAGATTGAAGATGGCAGGTTTGGCAGAAAGTTATGTTGGAAAGTATTTCTCTGCCAAGTATATTCAACAAAGAATTATGAACTTCTCAGACGAAGAATTAAATAAAATTCAATCTGAAATAAAGGACGAACAGATGAAAGCTCAGGCTGAACAAGCATTGCTTGCCCAGCAACAAGGCTCTATGGGCATGGCACTGCCCCCAGAAGAGGGAGCTCCACCACAATGATGAGTCCACAGAGAGTTCATAAATTAGTTGAAAATTTGATGGAAGGCGAAGAAGATTTATTTTTTGCTGGACTAAAACAAGAATTGAGCACCAGAAAAGAAGATCTATGCAAAAGCATATCTGTTAAAATTTTTGAAAATTTGACAACATCTTTATTGAATAAAAGTGTAAATGAAAACGAAGATATTAAAAAATTAATAAATCTTTTAACTGAAATTCATAAAAATAAAAAGGCAAAAATTTACTTTAAAAATGGTTCAATTATAAATATTTCAGAATCAGAAATAGCCCCGCTTAAGCTTTTATTTGATCAGTTAAATGAGAAAAATCAAAAGCACTTAGCGAAAAATATTTTTGAAACACCGAATTTTTTGAGAGAGACAATTAAGTTTGCAAAAAATACTAAAGGATTACTTACATGACCGAAAAAACTAAATTAATCGAATCAATCGTAAACGAAAATGCTGTTGATTTTCGTCAGATTGTAAACAAGGTTCTTCTTGAAAAACTTTCTGTTCGTTTGGACAGCGAGTATAAGAATGCAGCTTCTGGGCTTTTCCGTCTTTCAGAGGCTGAAGAAGCTGGAGAAGAAGTAACTGCTGCAGAAGATACCGAAGAAACTGAAGAACAGCCCGAGGTTTCCGAAGAGACTCCAAAGGCTAAACAAACAGGCGGCGACAAAGTAAAACACAGCTACGGAGCCTACTGAACATGAAACTTATCACCGAACTCGTAGAAGAAGTAAAGTACATCAAAGAAGACAACGGAAACGGTGGTAAGGATTATTACATTGAAGGTGTTTTTCTTCAAAGCGAAGTAAAAAATCGTAATGGTCGTGTATATCCCACACCAACATTAATCAAAGAATGCAAACGTTACATCAAGGAATATGTTGAAAAAGGAAGAGCTTTGGGTGAGTTAAACCACCCATCTGGCCCAACAGTAAACCTTGATCGTGTATCTCACATGGTAAAAAGCTTGAATGAGTCTGGCAAAGATGTGATCGGTCGTGCCAAGATTCTCAGCACACCAATGGGAGAGATTGTTAAAAACTTGATCAATGAAGGTGCAAATCTTGGTGTTTCCAGCAGAGGTATGGGATCACTGAGAGCAAAGAATGGTTATCAAGAAGTCCAAGAGGACTTTATGCTTGCTGCAATTGACATTGTAGCGGACCCTTCAGCTCCAAATGCTTTCGTAAATGGAATCATGGAAGGAAAAGAATGGGTTTGGGACAACGGAATTTTGAAAGCAAGAGAAATTGAAAATTATCATAATATCATCAAGAAAAGTTCTCCACGAAAACTTGAAGAAAACATGATAAAGGTATTCAAGCACTTTTTGAATAATATATGAACAAATCTTCTTTAAAAATGCTTTCTTACATTGCTGAAGCTGGTGGCTTCGGTCAGGGTTCTGAGCCCTTTGGACCACCTTCTCCAGTTGTTAGTGCAATGCAGGATAAAGCTGCTGAAAGGCAAAAAAAGAGAAAAGAAGAATCTGGCGAAGTTGATGAAGGCCCAATGAAGGCCGGAGAAGGCCCAGCAAAATCCACTCTGATTGATCCTTCGGTAATGGGCAAAGAAGGATATGGTAAACTTCCTGTAGGAATTGCTGCACTAACTACCGGACCATACAAAGCTATGGTTGGTGCTGGTGGTGTAGCCGGAGCATTGATCGGTAGAGGACTAGCTGATGTAATTAGTGCTCCCGAGAAAGCAAAAGAAGAAGTTCGCCGTCAACAAACTGCCGTTAGAAGCATGACTAATGTTGACAATTATTACAAAAATTTGGGTGTGAAGACACCGTCTATGCACCCCAAAGATGACCTTTTAACCACTATAAAAAATATACTGGTAAGAGTCTGATAATGGTGGGTAATTAACAGTTGGATATATTAAAAATAAAAAAAAATTTAACCTAAATAATAAAGCATAAAGGATGCACAAATGAGCGACAAACTGAAACAAGAATACCTAATGAATATCATAAAGGAAAATGTTGGCAATCCAGTTCATGATGTAACTGGCAAGGGAGCAATGGCAGCTAATGGGGCCACAAATATGATCCCTCAGCCTGTTGCTCAACCCGGAACTGCCCAAATGAACCAAGCCACTCTCGCAGCCAAAGGAACAATGCCAATGACTGCTGCTCCCGTTCAACAGGCTGAAGAAGAGCCTGAAGAAGAGTACGAAGAAGATGAGGAAAAAGAAATGAAAGAAGCCGTAGAATTCGAACAAAGCCTTCGTTCTTTGGTTGGTGATGTCCAACTCTCAGAAGAATTCTTTGTACAAGTTAAAACACTCTTTGAAGCAGCTGTCGATCAAAAGCTAAAGGCTGTAGCAGAAGAAATCGCACCAACACTTCAGGAAGAGTTTGAATCCAAGCTCGGTGAAGTTACCATGACCCTCACAGAAAAAATTGATGATTACCTAGATTATGTTGTTGAGGAATGGATGCAAGACAACAAGCTTGCAGTTGAAACCGGAATCAAATCCACCTTGGCAGAAAATTTCATCACGGGCCTTAAGAAGCTCTTTGAAATGCATTACATTGATGTTCCCGCTGAGAAGTACAACGTTCTTGATGGCCTATACGAACAAGCTGGAAGCCTTCAGAATGATCTAAACGATGTACTTCATGAAAATATCGAACTCAAGAAGCAACTTCTTATTACTGAGTGTGCTGGAATCTTTGTTGCCGAAACAAAGGATCTTGCAGATACTCAAGTTGAAAAATTAGCTTCACTAATTGAGAACATTGAGTTCTCAACTTCTGACGAGTACAAGACCAAACTATTGACACTCAAGGAACACTACCTTGGGTCGAAAGTCGCAGTTCCTGAGCAGCCAGATCCGGAATTGACATTCAGCAAGCCTGCAAGCGTACCAACCACTCTAGTAGAGAGCTACGCAAACAGCTTGACCCGGCTGGCAAAGAAACTTTAAAATTTACTAAATAATTTAACAACACACAGGAGATATACTCAAAATGAGCTTTAGAGACGAAACCCCATACGACATTCTTTCCGAAAAATGGAATCCCGTGCTAAATCACGAGGCTCTTCCCTCAATCGGTGATGAATGGAAGAAAAAAGTTACCGCTGTCCTTCTTGAGAATCAAGAACAGGCCATGCGCGAACAGTACCTCACAGAAGCTGTACCCGCTGGTATGGCTTTCAACAACGATACATCAGGCGTTGGTTCTGCACAACTAGCAACCGCACAGGGCGGCGTAAAGGGTTATGACCCAATTCTAATCAGCCTTGTTCGTCGTGCTATGCCCAACCTAATGGCATATGACATTTGCGGCGTTCAGCCAATGACCGCTCCAACTGGTCTAATCTTTGCCATGCGCGCCAAGTATTCAGATGCTTCACCAACAGGCGTTGCAACTGAAGCTATGTTCCAAGAGCCAGATCCTCGCTTCTCAGGTTCCAGCGGAACCTCTGGTGGATTTGCTGCTGCTGGTGGAACTTCACCTTCAACCATTGGTGTAAACCCCGGAGCTACTGCTTCTGGTTTTGCAAGCGGTAAAAACGCAACCACTCTCGGTTCTATGCGTGCAATGCTCACCCAAAAGGGCGAAGGTTTGGACTACAATGCTGCTGCAACATCAACTGATTTCATGCAGAAGATGTCATTCACCATTGACCGCGTAGCCGTCGCAGCACAAACCCGTGCTTTGGCAGCAGGTTACACTGTTGAGCTCGCTCAAGACCTCAAGGCTGTTCACGGTCTAGATGCCGAAGCTGAACTCGCCAATCTTCTCAGCACCGAAATTCTCGCTGAGATTAACCGCGAAGTCGTTCGCACCGTTTACTACGTTGCTCGCGATGGTTCACAACAGTCTGACATCACCAGCGCTGGTAGCTACAACCTAGATCTTGACTCAGACGGTCGTTGGTCTGCTGAAAGATTCCGTGGTCTAGTCTTCCAGATTGAGCGTGAATGCAATGCTATCGCCAAGGAAACTCGTCGTGGTAAGGGTAACTTCGTCATCGTTTCAAGCGATGTCGCCAGCGCCCTCGCTATGTCAGGCTTCCTCAACCTCTCACCCGCACTAAATACACAACTTCAAGTTGATGATACTGGTAGCACCTTTGCTGGTCTCTTGAACGGCAAACTCCGTGTCTACATCGACCCATATGCACAGTTGGGCGTCAACTTCATGTGTGTAGGTTATAAGGGAGAATCACCATATGACGCAGGTATTTTCTACTGCCCATACGTTCCTCTCCAGATGATGAGAGCTATTGATCCCGGCACCTTCCAGCCCCGTATCGCGTTCAAGACTCGTTACGGTATGGTTGCTAACCCCTACGTCCTAAACAATACTGGCATTCCTTACGGATCAGATATTATTGGACAACTAGGTGCTAACCAGTACTACCGTTTGACCAGAGTTCTCGGTCTACACGGCAATACTTACGGTAACTAATCAGTAGTTGACAGGTAACAAAAACCCTCGGGCGAAAGCCCGAGGGTTTTTCATTTGAAAATAAAAAAAATTAAAAAGAATAATAAGAGTATGCAAATGATACTCTGCACTTGATCGGTGTAGGATCATTTATGTCAGCTTTAAATCCAAGAGCTCCAAGTTCAACAGGAACAACATAATGAAAAGTTATTACTCGGTCTGATATTGGGCACAA